AGCTACACTTGTACGTGTAGATAATCAAATCAAACAAATAATCCTTGATGGTTACAAGAGTGGAGAGGGAATCAATTATGTAGCGAATATGTTACGGAAAAGATTCCAACAATTAGAGACTTGGGAAGCCAAGCGGATAGCAAGGACAGAGATACATAATGCTCACAATCGAGCAGTGATGGACACTTATAAGGAATATGATGTCCAGTACACTATGTGGGTAAGTGGACATGATGACCGAGTCAGAGGATTAAAGAAACATGACAAGGCAGACCATGTAATCCTTGATGGTGAAATAATAAGATTAGGCGACACTTATAGTAATGGTTTAAAGTATCCTGGTGATACTGATGGACCAATCGAGGAATGGATAAACTGTCGATGTGCCAATGCACCATATGTAATACCTTATGGTTATACTGCTCCACCAATGGAACAATTCCACGAATCAGACCTTATAAAGATTAGATGATAATTATGAATTTTATAAAAGAATTAACTGATGGTACAATCTATTTGACTGCACCCGTATTGATTCCTCATGCAAGAGATTGCGATTATAAAAATGGCGAAACACCATTGACAGAAGAGCAAGTCAAAGCATTCAAAAACAGTTACGATAAATATGGTTTCGTAGACCATGAACACGGCTTGACAAAGAATGGTAGGAAAATAGGCACACCATCAAAATCAATAATACTAGATCAAGATACTACATTCACAACAATCAATGGAGAAACCACCTACCCCAAAGGTACTTGGTTATTAACTACACACATTACCGATGATGAAGCAATTTCGGAGGCAATGAAAGGTTACTATACTGGATACTCACCAAGCATATTACCACAAGAATCCGCTGATAAATATTTAGCAGCATTGAAGAGTGGACATGGTGATGATTGTGCCTGTAAGAACCAAATAAGTAGTATGGGCAATTCCTTGATTAAGGATGTGCCTAATCCAGTAGTATTAAGTGTGAGCTTGACAAGGCAACCTTGCTTGCACGAAAGTAAATTTTGCGAGTTAGATATTATGGAAAATGATGAGATTAGTTTAAAATCTAAGATTCTTACTGCTATGGGTATGAGTGAAGAAGCAGAAGTCATTGCTCTTAAATCTCAAGTCTCTACTCTTGAGGCTAAGATTGAAGAGATGAAGACTGGTTTTGATGAAGCATTAAAGTCCATGCAAGAAGAATTTAAACAAACTTTGACCGAAGCACTTACTCCAGTAGATGAAACAGTTGAGGTTGCTGAGAAAGCAGAAGATGAGACTGAACCTACTGTTGAGGAAGTTGCTGAAGAAGATGAAGTTGAAGAAGAAAAAGAAGAAGTAGAGGAAGAAGCGGAGGAAGAACCAGTAGCAGAGAAAGGCGAATCCAAAGCAGAACCAGTACATGATAATATAGCAGAGAAAACTGCTAAACCAATGAATATTTACACCGCATTAGGACGTAATCCTGATGGTACAAGAAAATTATAAAAAGGAGTATTGATGAGTATGAATAATCAACACATTTTATCTCAATTAGTGAATGAGAATGAGATTGAAGTATTTAAGGGTATGAGAGACGATATGTCAGGTGCTAAGGCATTATTGAATGATGAACAGTTTAATACCTTTATGAGAGCAGCAACCATTAACCAAAGTATCTTACAAGATGCAAGTTTCCGTAGAATGAACAGTATGAACCAAGTAGTATCTTCTACTAACATTGTTGGTAGAGTATTACAAAACGGTTACGACTCTAATGGTGTCACTGAAGACCAATTGACTGAAGCAACCATTGGTTTCGGTAAAGCAGAATTGAACTCCACCAAACTTAAAGCATTAACCAGTATCCTTGATGATGATAAAGAGGACAACATCGAAAGAGAACAATTCGAACAAACCCTCTTAACCATGATGGGTGAAGCAGTAGGTACTGACCTTGAAGCATTATGCGTATTCGGTGATACTGATTATGCTACTGGTAACCTTTTCCCAACCTTCGATGGTTGGTTAAAACAAGGAGCAAATTACCAAGTAAAATCCGATGGAGCAAAAGGCAGTGGCTCTAAAGACTTCGACCTTGCAGATGGAATCGATGCAATGTTCGATTCAATGATTGGCAAATTACCAGTACCATACCGTGCAGCAGGATTAATGAACAGATTAAGCTTCTATGTACCATGGGAAGTATATGATGCATACCAAAACCTCCTTGCTTCTCGTGTAGATGCATTAGGTGATGCAAACCTCACCGGCAGACCATCTTTAACTTATAAGAACATTCCAGTTAAATATGCACCAGTATTAGATGCTGCTGATGGCCGTACCGTATTCGGTAATGTCCCAAGTATCCTTACCGTACCTGAATTCGTATGGTATGGTGTCTATAAAGACTTAAGTGTTGAACCTAACCGTATTGTTGCAGAAGAAAAAACTGAATACTACTACCGTATCAGATGTGCCGCATCTTTACAATGGAATGATGCATTCATCACTGGAGTAATGACTCCAGCAGAAGCTGCAGCAGTTCAAGCAGATAACAAAGTATAAGGGTAAATATTCCCTTGTACTAAATCCTTTTTTTAGGAGTGTGAGTACTAATGAGTGGAGAATTTGACTTTTTGCCATGGGAGGAGTTGCCTCTTGAGGTGAAAAGGAATAAGAAGCATATGTATGAGTATCTTGTAAGTGTCCTTAACGATTCAGAATCAGATAATGATGATGATTGATGATTAAGGACACTATTTTTTTTATAAAGTGGTGATTATTTTTGTGGATTAGTAGTGATGATGTTATACATTTTCATGGTTTGAAACCACAACACCTTAATCTTGAGAAGACTGATACTAGTAAATTGGAGGAAATCCTTAATGAATGGATTTTGCAGAGCCAATCATTGATTTTAACTTATTGTCACATTAAGAGTTTGAGTGATGATGATGTTTCTTCAGCGATGAAGAATGTTTGTCTACGATTAACCAGTAACATGGTTTCATTAGCGATACAGAAGCGTGATAATCCTATAATCAAGGTTAATGATTGGACTATACAAGGATTATCCAGTGATATTTTCACTGATGACCTTAAAGCAGACCTTGCACCATTCGTAAAGGACAGTAGTAATGAACCTAATGCTATCGGTGTATATGCTATAACTGGTGAGGACTTATGGTAAAGATAAGCATAGACCTCGACAATGAAAACATACACAACCTAGCAGACAAATCCCTTACCATCAGAAAAAGCGTACTACAAGATGCAACACAAGACATGGTAAGATTCCTTATGCAAAACTCACCACTGGATCATGGTTTGTTAAGGTCATGGTTCATTGAGTATATGACTGATGAGGAAGCCAGTATCAAGTCACCAGCAAAGTATGCTATCTACCAGGACCAGGGTACTCGACCGTATCTTATTTATCCTAAGAAGATTGGTGGTTACTTGTACTGGGATGGTGCGAAGCATCCGGTTAAGCGTGTTGCACATCCTGGTATTGAGGGTAAGCATTTTGTAATGCAGAGTCAGTTAGCAGTGGAGCAGAGGATGCCTGGTTATTTAGCTCGTGCATTGGAGAAGGAGTGATTATATGACTGTTGGTATTGTTACTGGTTTGGAGTCCTTGTATAATATTGTCATTGAGTGTTTGGAGTGTGAGCATAATGATGATGGTTTATTAGGTGATGTTGAGACTATTATAAATAGTTATTATAATGAGAAGCATCTAGAGGAGCCGGTGGTTTGGGTTACTCAGCATCCTGCACGTACTGGTCGGCAGGCGGATATTAGTCAGACTTTAGACCTTGTGGTGCCTTTTGAGTTTGATTGTGGAGTATATTTGAATGATTTGGATGAGGCTAACCTTTATAGTCAGAACCTTACTAATCGTGTGATAATGAGTGTTTTGAATAATTGGCAACGTGTACAATCAGAGGTGTTGCCTGGTCAACGGTTGATACGGAATGTAGGCTTGGAGACTTATTCGCCGGTTGGTTATGTTAATGTGAATGGTAAATCGGATAAGTTGATGATTACTGGTGTTGTATTAGATTTTAATATTGTTTTGAATTGGAGAATGTGTTTAAAATATTTAGAGAATGGAGATTAAGTTTATGAGTTTAGTTAACTGGAGTGAGTTGCCAGTCCGTACAAAAAGGTCTCGTAAGAGATTATACTCAGTTCTTGCAGAAGAGTTTGGGTTAGAATCTTGGATTGGTCTTGATATTAATGTGAAAAGGAGTAAAATTCATTTGTATTCTTATATTGCAAGTGAATTAGGTCTTGTTGGTTTTGATGAGTTACCTGTGGAGTGTAGGCGTAGTACTAGGTTGTTGTACTTGTTTATACAGGAGAATGCTAGTGGTGGCAGTAGTCCTGTTTTGACTGTTACTGTTAATGATAGTAATGGTACTATAACTGGTGCTAGTGTCACTATTGAAGAGGATACTGTTTTGACTGATGAGAATGGTACTGCAAGTTTTGAATTGGAGTATGGTGATTATGAGTGTAGTGTAACTTGTGATGGTTATGATGATATTACTGAGTCTTTAAGTTTTAGGTCTAATCATAAGAATTTCACAATCACCCTAACCCCAAGTACTGAGGGGGGGGAAAATTACCTAACCCTAACCCTCAAGACCCTATACAATAACACACCAATAGCGAATGTTAATGTAGGATTGTTTGAACAAGGAAATATGAATAACCCACTCGTTGAGGGGC